CGGTTGATTATCTACCCAAACCTTATCACTGGCGGACATTATGCGATCCTCAATTATTCCTAAAAATTATATTGCCATTAGCAATGCCGACCTTGTTGAGCAGACATTCCAATACCGTCTCGCCTACCACTAAATCAAACGGAACATCATATGGAGGCACGCCAGATACTAGGTTATCACCTTGCACAACCACGATAAACCTCGCATCAGGAAGAGATGACGGATTGAACGGCACATCATATGGAGGAAACAACTCCTCTGACAATGGCGTAACGGTTACGACCTTTCCGAATACCAGAGCCAACTCTACAAAATCATCTTCAGTTTGAACGCCCAGCGCAGATAGCTTGACCAGGATATCCCGGCGGCGCTCATTGAGCGTTCCTGTCCCGCTAAAGCAGTCATCCGGTATACCTAGGGCTCGCTCCCACTCTTCGATGAACAGCACAGTCAGATCAGGCAAGAACTCGTCGTTAAGCGTCTTGATGTATCCCTGTGCCGTGAATAACTCGCCAGCGATTCCGCGCAGCAATTGGCGAAAGTTTGAATCGCCGATGTTCTTACCTTCAAACAGCCGGCCATTCGGAAGGTAGTCGGCCAGCGCCTGAGCATGGTCTTCTATCGACCTCATGGGAAGGTAGCCCCACCGAACGTAGCTATCTCGCCGGAGTTGTTAATCAGATCACCAGTGGGTGATGACAAGGTAAACGACTGAATGGTATCGGAGGTATCCGGATCAACAGTATTCGCTATCGCTGCGTTATAGAGCTTTTCATCATCATCAACACCGACCGTTGTCTGCTCTTCGTGGTACTGCTCGAGGTTAGCAGTCACCGCCGCTCGCATGGTCGTCGTGTCCGGAACCAACTCTGTGAATACGTAGTTCGTCACGTTGGCTGTCGGAGCTTTTACGATATTATCTGCAGAAGATGTATTGGCTGGTCGGATTGTATCGAGCTCGGCCTCAACCGCATCGACCTCTGACTGCGTTGGAATAGGATCGGAGTCATTATCACGCATAAAGAACGTCCGGACCTGTCCGAGAGCTATCGATGCGCTCGCCAAGATTGTTCCGGTCGCGGGGGTAGATGGGACGCCAAGAACAACATAATGGAAAGTCGTGGTGTTTTCGACAATGATCCGAGCCTTTGTCACGTTGTAATCTGTTTCGACCGCGCCGGTGATCGATACTTGCTGGCCATCGTCGTAGCCGTGTGGAGCCGTGGTGACGACTGTAGCCACGTTGCCGTTCCGGTTAATACTGGTAACCGCAATCGTTCCGACTTCATCGCCGGCCTCTTCGACAAACACGCGCGTGACGCCGGCAACCTCCTTAGCCTTCGCCTTTATATCATTGGCGTTGAAGTGCGCGATCGGGTTGCGGATCTTATCCAGGTACCGAACCTTGTAATCAGGGATTGATTCCTCGTCGGTGCCTCCGCCGATCGCGCCGAAATCAACGTGAAGCGTGTCATCGACGTCGACAATCGGGCTTTGAAGTTTTACCGGCGTATCTAAATCGAGATTAGTATCAGATCCGAAGTCGATAGATTCGACCGGCACGCTGGCAGAGGTAAAACTCGCCTCGATAGTTCCGGTGGCCGGAGTAACCGGCGTTCCAGATACCTGGTAGGTGAACGAATCCAGCCCGGTGACGGTTATTACCGCATCTGTCACGTTGTATTCTGACTGATCAGCTCCAGAAATGGTGACCGGGACAAAGCTTGATAGATTGTGCGGACCTGCAGCGATAACGGTTGCCGTGGCTCCTGATCGAGTTATCGAAAGTACGTTGATCGTCTGATCGGCAATGACTGCGCTGGATACTGTTTCGTAGGTCTTGCCGTTGACGGCTACAACCTCGCCGATACCGACTGAACCCCCAGCAACACCTTGTGCCACCAGGTTTCCAGATGACCCAGAAGCCGCGTTCTGCTCGCCAATAAAGATATTACCCCAACGAGGCGCAGTTTCTTCGTCAGCTGTGTCAGGCATTAGCCTGTCTTCGGTTCGGTTAAGATCTCGATAGAAGTCGAACTGACGCCGGCCAGTACCAACGATCAAAGAAGATAGCCAGTGCTCCCGCAGATAAGGGTTTGAATCAGGGGCTTCACGCTGCACATCGGCCTTGATCCGCTCTTCGACCTGCGTGGAATTATCAGGAGTGGCGACGCCCATTATTCATCCTCAAAAATTAAGACCCGGGCCTGTTGCGTCCCAGAGTTCAAAAAACTTTCTCTCAACAGGCGATCCATCACGCCCGAGATTGATAAACACGACAACTTTACCATCTTTCAATCTTGGCTGCTCCACCTCAACAGATGTCGCTATCTCATCGTCAATAAGCCACTGCAGGCCGTTACTTATCACTACGCCCAGTTCTGCCAAGGCTGATCCGGCTATCCGCTCCTGCTCAAACTGCCATGCCTTAGATCCTTGCTCAAAGTCCGGCGTTGATTCATTACCTAACCAACCTCGCCGGAGGTTTGATTCAGGCACCTCTGCGGCTGTTGCTCTGACCTCTTCGAATATCGACATAAGAATCGCAGTATCCAAACTCTGAACGGTCGATATATCGCCAGACTCTGTCCAGTCGAAATCGAAATAACCTCTTGTTGTATTAAGCGCTACGTCAGTGGTCATGAGTTAGGGGCTCCTGAAGTACCACCGCCAGTAGCGACGCCGCCGTGCGTATGAGTTCCGCTGATATCCTGGCCGTCACTTGTGACAACGGCACTCAAGGCGGTATCGCCGGAAACCTCAAGATCACCTGACACCTTCACTTTTCCACCGGCTCCGGGGATCAATTCGAGATCTCCGTTATTTCTGGCAATGATACGTGCATTTGTTGCCGGATGAAAAAATACAGGCTCACCCTGCTTTAAATCATCTGGCCGATCAACGGTAACGGGAATAGCAATTCCTGGAGCGACAATCCTAAGCAAGGTGTTATCCGGTAGATCAGCATACAGACCATATGGGTGGATCACAGTAAAGTCACCTACGCGCCCGAGAGACACCCCTTGCTGCTCAGGGAACTGACCTTTCTTGTCCTTGCCGGTTATCCTAGCCCAAAGAGAAGGCATCGCTCTGACTCCCTACAGGCTTCTGTGATAGCAGCTTTTGGTTGAGTGTATAGGCGTTTTTCTCTACAAACCCCAATCCGGTAATGGTCGGCTGCCCCTCTCCTTCGGAGAATTTGATGGTATTAATCAGCATCTGACGACTGATATCAGCTGCGTCTGAGTTGATTTGGGCCAGGGTGTTTACTTCCCATAGGCCGCCACTTGGCTTGCTGTGACCCCTGGCAGCACAGTTGTAGCGAGTAGCTTTTGCTTCAGCGATTCTCGCTGTCCATTTGACTCGATCGAACAGCTCCCTGTTGCTATACGCCTCTTTCTCTACAACTACCCTCTGCCTGCCCTCTCTTACCTCTGCTTCGGCGACCACCGCGCCCTGATCCTCAACGGAAGCAATGTCGGTGTCTCCGGCAAGGTTCAGACCACGGGGGTCTAACTGTCCGCGCACGATGTAAATATTGTGGCGTTTTGTGTCGTCCAAATCCCATGATTGGGAGATGATGTTGTTTGAGTTGCTACCGGTGATGCGCTGTAATGTCTCGCCTGAATCCACCGACCGGGACTGTGTGATAACAATGTTGCCGTCGCTGTCCGATGTCAGCATGGCCTGGCGCTTCCTGGCATAGGTTGAGACAAAGACAAAGGCGCTCTCGCCTACCTGTGGCGATACGATATCCTCTGCCTCGTTGAATGGTTCTGGATTCAGGTTGTCGATCACTTTGATATCCAGGTCAATGTGAGCCACAACTTTTTCGATAATCTGCTTGAGCGTCAGTTCACCTCGCAGATCATCTATCACGTTTATTTGCGAGTCGATGAAATCGCCGGTTTTATCTCGGCCCGAATAGGTTACCTGGTGAGTCCCCTCGGATTCCTCTCCAGACACCTTCTCTATATGGCCGCTCAGAACCTGCTTTCCGTCAACTGTCACCTGTATCGGGTCGCCTTTCTTTAATGGCGGGAACCCGTTAACAGCGCTTGCCACGAATTCAAAATCATTCGCCATCGTCTCAAGCGACAGCGTAGCCGATGCCGATACAAAGTCGGTAAACGATCTATTGTTGATAATAATTTCGATCATGCTGTCAAGATCCTGACGGCTCCTTCAACAAAGGCGTTTTCCTTGATGTTGTTCAATTCAGCGATGGTATCTACCAGGTCGGTTGACCCGTAGTGCGCATAAACAAGGACCGATAGCGGCTGCTTGGTGGTTTCAATCTCGATGATTGCACGGGTGTTGATCAGCGTTCGGTCCAGTGCTTTAAGGGCCTGCACACGGAGCCGGTCAAGCTGCTCCTGCCCCTCGTTGGTTAGCGCCTGGTTGTCTCTCGAGTCAAGATATTGACTTTCAAGCTCAGATTGAACCAGATCAAGATCATCTGTGGTTTCGTAGCTGATCTGCGAGGCGTTCAGATAGGCGTAACTTAGGGCCTGCGTTCGGACATTGGCACGAAGAGTGTCACGATTTTCTGATCTTTCTATGCGAGAAACCGTTGTTGCCATGATGACGGGATCGCTGCTGCCGAAATCAAACATGGTTTTTAACGACCGGAGAACGTCTCCAGGCGCGTCATATAGGTTGTCGATCTGCTGGAAAAGACTTTCGATATCAGCAGACAAATCTGAAGGCGCTCGAGCCAGCCTCCCGGCGTCTGATTTAAACCTGTTGATGCTCTTGGTTATCTCAGCAAGTTTATCGCTCGGAACAGCCACCGCCTGCTTGGCGACATCAAACGCGTCTGCGATGCTTTCAATATTGCTGATCGAATCAGAAAAACTACCGCTATTCGATAACGTCACTTTGTAGTCGTCAGCAACATCTTCGGTTAGCTGGGTATTCAGAAGAGTTGATTGCTCCTGTACTGCCGCCGCCAACCTTCCTGAGTCCTGCGGAATGCCCGGCGCATCGTCAACCTCGAACACAACTGATATCGACGCCCGGCCGAGCTCACTGATCCGCTCGTTTAGTGTGTAGATGCCAGGAATAATGTTCTCTACATCTCCCCAGGTAGGATGAGTCAGTACCGCATTGCGGCCTCTCTCCAGAACACGCACCAGGTTGTCTCGGTCCTGATGGTAGTTTTCAGCGGGTATCCAGATGGTCATATTGAACGAACGAGGTGCTTTTCCTTGGCGCTCGATCGATTGCTTGTCAGAACCGGGGTAATTGTATTTGATCAGCCGGTTGCCGCCGGTCGTTGCCGATTCCACAAAGGGAAATTCGACTCCGTCGTATCGCGCTGTCTTTAGCTGGATGATATCGGTCATAGTCCCGCCGTCGCCAATCCTACGTCTGACCTGCGCACACCGGAGCCCGCTACTGCCGGCTTGGTGGTTGAGGTCAACCCTTTCTCTAAGGCCACCTGAACAGCCACATCGACACGGCTTGCATTATCCGCTCCATTGACTGGCT